GCCTGCTGCCGCTACGGCACTGCCAGCGTCGTCAATGATCGCGCAGGCATCGGTGATCTTAAGCTCGTTCTCGCCGGAGTGTGTGCTGTGCTTGACGGAGATGCCCTGCAAGCCCTTCTTGCCAGCTTGGCTCTTAAGAGTCACCATCTGGCCCTTGAGGTCACCCATCTCGTCGGGCAACCAGAACGATGCCCGGCACTCGCCGGTTGAGTCCTGAAGGATGCAGTTCTGTACTCGCCAAGGGCCAAACTTACCTTCGCCAGTTTTAGGCGGAAACGTCGCTTTGATCGTCACCCGCATTTCTCCGATGACGCTGCCATCCGCCAAGTTCTGAATGTCGCTAATTTGTGCTACTTTCATTTTTGTTGTGTTTCATCGGCGAACCATTCACCGAATGCCTAGCAAAGTATACGTTGGTCTACTACGCGCAACTACTTTTTTGATTTTATTTCGTCGTCATCATCCTCGTCATCGTCATCGTCCTCATCCCCACACTCTTCCATCCAAGAATGCTCTAGCACTCTTTCCTTGTGCATGAGGTTGATGTGCATGTCTCGGGCGAAACGATTGCCCCACCCAGCCTCGTAGCGGTTCGTATTGTCGCTATCGTTCTCATCCTGCGCTTGTACGAGGATTTCGCCACAGTCAAAGTGCTCGGACAGAATGTCTTTTGCGCGTTGGATGATGGCTTGGCGTTCTTGTTCTTCGGGGCTCATAGCTTGTAGTGTGGTGTCAGGATGATGCGACCATCAGAGGTTCTGTGGTAAAACTTTTGCTTATCAGCTTTCTTTACAGCAAGCAAAGTTCTTGTGGCGGTGCGTCCAATCTTAAGCTTGATAGCGATTTCCGAAAGAGTGTACCAGCCTGAAGGGGCAAACTTGGCGTTGACGTTGGCGGCAAGCTGAGTAAGCCAATCTTTTTTTACAGCGGCAACTTGAAACTTCCGTCCTTTAGTTCTTTTGTCAGCCATACAATTGTCTCGTTGTCAGTATATTCGCCCCACGCCCAGCCCCTACTCCAAGTCGTCGTCGCAATCCTATTCTCCGCATAGCCAGCCATTTCGGGATCTCCCAGCCACCCAACAGAGTAGCCAGTCACCCCTTTAATACGCCGACCTTCAGCGATTTGTACACGGTGGATGTGCCCCATGACGAGCTTGGTGTACTTGCCGTGACACATACGCTCGGCAGAATCACGCAAGGCGTTCTCACTGTGCAAGTATCCGTGCTGGAAGAGTGCGTCACCTAAACCAACGAAGCCGGTCTTAAGCTTATAGTCGTACACCTTGCACTTGAGGGACTTGGCTCGGTCGTGGATCTGGTGATAGACGCGAGTCGCTAGAGCCGAGATGATCGCCTTGGGATGGCTCATGAGCGTCACGAGCCGGGCCTCATGGTTACCAAGCAGGTAGTGCTGTGGACGAAATGCAGAGATAAACGCCAGGCCATCGTTCAGGTCGGCCTCGGGATCTACGGCAGAATCGGCGTTGTCACTAGTGAGCGCCCCTGTGCGCAGGCACGTCATGTCGATGGCATCACCGAGATGCAGCACCGTATCCGGCTTCCACCGATCACGAAAGCGCAACACTTCCTTGAGTACAGCCTGGTCGGCCATAAAGCCGTGGCTGCACGATACTGCAAGGAAGCGTTTCCACTTCCGTGTTATGTTCGCCATAGGCTATTTCTTGCGCTTAGTAGCGGCTGCCTTCTGCACGGAGTAAGCGATAGCGACAGCCTGCTTGGGCGGCTTGCCATGCTTGATTTCGGTCTTGATGTTCTGTACGAACGCCTTTTCAGATGCGGATTTCTTTAGTGGCATAGTGTTATTTTACAGGTGCTGCGTTGAATTTCTTAAGTTGCTTGTTTGCTGCTTTAATTGCTTCGCCTTCCGTGTTGAATACGCTAATCGTTCCGTCTGGTGCAAGCAGCCTAAATTTGCCGCCAGTCTTTTGAAGAATCTTAAACTTCGTAGCTGGATCAGACTTGATTGACGCATTCGGCAATACTTCAGCAACAACTCTGCTTGGCTCAAATGCAGACTGAGGTTGCGCCATATCGTATGGCGACATGAGTGCTGCTTTAATCCAACGCTCTGCCTTCATCGGCTCATATGGCAACTTCATGAGCGCAGCGTACTTTCTGAACGCACTTGATTTTGCTACACCTGAAATGCTGGAGTTCGGAACTGTTGACTTTGATGCCGCATCAGATGCCAGCTTTTGAAACTCTGGGCTCATAAAGAGCTTTCCAGTTGCAGCAATACGGTCTTTAGATCCTCCAATTGCGGAGAACAACTTAGATCCAGCCCATGCACCGGGGGCGCCACCAATGGATGCTCCAATAGCAGCGCCGGTTGCTGGATTCAAAATGCGATCAACGAGTGTTTGCGCTCTCAACTCTTGGATCAACGCTTGATTAGCTTTGCCAGTAGAGCTTACAAGAGCACGAGCTTCCGTAACTCGCTTGGAGATCTCGTAAAGCCCTTTAAGGGTCTTTGCGGCCTCGGGCTCAATAATGCTTTCGATCTTGGACATCAAAGGACGTTCTTTTTGTATCCCGTCGTACAATGCTCTGAACTTTGCAAAGCTAAACTGTCCGCTAAACTCAGCGCGAGTCTCGGTGGACAAGTCAGATATTGCCGTAAGCAACGTGTTCTTCTGCAAGTCTTGCGGAACAACATTCAGCAGCTTTGTTAAACCCTCAGAACTACCCTTGCCGGTCTTTGTGATAGACTGACGAATTAGTCCAGCAATGCTGCCTTCCGTGTCCTTACCGAAAGCATCAACGATAGTGCGCTCAAGGTTTTTCTGCTTGGCGTAAAGCGCATTTGCTGCAAGCAAGTCATCCTTAGCAGCAGTTCCGGCAAGCTGCTCAACTGCATTAAGCTGATCTTGGGTCAAGGCGTTATAAAGATCACTTAGTATCTTTGAGTCTAGACTACCATAAGCGTTCTGCTTGCCACTCAAAGCGCCTCGTATGTCGCCCTTCTCACGCACAAATCTGCCATACGTCATGGTTTCATTATTCACCATGTTGTAGAGGCTTTTTTCTTGAGATGTTAGAGCTTCAACGCCGCCAACCTCCTTAACAGTCTCATCGAGTAGCTTTTTTACATTGGGCAATCCTGGCTTGCCTTCTCCAGAGATAACGGTGTTCTTTGGAATGAAGCTGTTAATCCTTTCGTAAGACTCGCCAGTAATCTCATCAAGCTTGTCTCTTGTCTTCTTTAGCGCAGCCTTAACGTCATCAGACACCTCGGATAGGCTGTTATTTGCGCCGATGCGCTCCATTAAATCGTCAGCTTGCTGTACAAACTGCGCTTGCTGCGTCTTCCATGCTGCTTCCGCTTCAGAACCAGAGATCCCGCGAGATGTACCCACAATGGCTCGCATCTGCGGGTTATCGCTAAGTACATCAATAGGAACCTCAATGCCCAACTCTTGTGCTACTGCAAGTGCTTCTGGGTTTACCCTAGCAAGCTGTGCAAGCTCAGTCTGCGCCTTTGTTGCGCCTAGTCCGCTGCCAGTGGCTTTGTCTATGATTGATCGCAGGTCTTTAGCTGCAACCTCTGGCGCAACCTCTGGAACAGATGCAGCAATGTCCTCGGGGATAAACGACTTGCCTTGAAGTAGCCGCTTTGCACCCGGGATTGCAGCTCCAAGTATCTTGAATGCAGCCTGAGTTGCCCCTCCAAAAGCTGCTGCCGTAGGGATTTCCCCTACGTTAAACTCGCCACCTGTAGCAGCCTGAGTTGCTTCGATGCCAGCTTGAGTTAGACCCGCTGCGCCTGCTGCGCCAAGAATGCCTTGAACTGCACCAGCAGGGCTAAACACCCTGAGCCCTGCCAATGCTCTTGGAATATCACTTCCCCTAAACCCAGGCTTTAAAGCATATTCATTGTCATCAATGTCAGACTTAAAGATGTAGTTTCCTTTAGAGTCTTGCCTTACTTGGACTCTCGGAAAGTTTGACTTGATGATCTTGGCGGTCTCATCAGCATCGGCAAACATAGTGCCAAGTGAAGTCTTAAGAGCCGGAATGCCTTGAGACAACGAAAACTCAGGCATGTTTCCACGCCAGTCTGGCAAAGCCTCAATCTCTGGAGTGCTCCTTGCCTTGCCAGTAATTGACTCGGAGATGCGAGCTAACAGCCCAGCATCTTCCACAGGCTGCTGGCTAGCCTGCGCCTCATGCTCAGACGACGCCCACTGATAGGCCGTATTTGCATCTGGAGCATCAACCTCGTAAGTTGCACCAGCAATGTCTACTTCAAATGTGGGCATTATCGAATCCTCCGTACAGTTCCGGGCGGTGGGCCGCTTGGCCGTTGAACTTGTGCCTGCTGTTCTATGTCCTTAAATGTTGACTTAGGAACAACTCCAAACTTCTCGGCAGTTTCTGGGCTTGTTGGCCTGACAATACGGTTGTACACATTTTCATTCCATGTGCTGGCCTTGTCGTCGTGAATGTTTTTAACCTTTTCAAGATATTCCGCAGGCTTTGCTGGATCAGAAAAAAGTTTAACAAGCTTTTTTCCAGGATTAGAGTCCAAGTAAGAAGCAATTGTTTTAGGATCAAAAACGCTTTTATTTACATCTTGAGCGTATTGAAAATATGTTTCTAGCTCAGGAGCGCGTCGAATAAACTCGTTTGCCTGTTCGGCGTCTGCTGTTCCTTTAGCCGAGTTAACTAAACTAGTTAAAAACGTCTTTGCTGCATTTGCTTGATACTCTTGAGGACTAGACTCTACGGATTTAATTGTTTTACCAAGCAAGTCAATAAAAGCACTTTCTTTTGTTACTTCAGCACTTTTTGCAGCTTCAGCAGCAAGTTTGTACTGCTCAGTCTTTTCAAACGGTTCAATGCTACTTGAGAACTGCTTGTTAAGTAAATCCAAGTTATTCTTTACAAATGTTGCCTGCTTTTCATCAGCTTGAAGAATTTGATTAAGCCGATTATATCGATTGGTATAATCTTGAAGTCTTGGAGCAAGTTCAGCGTTATACTTGTACTCGCCAAACTCCATCATCGCCGGATCTGTTTGAATCTGTACTTGTGGCTGCTGCATTTGCGGCGGCTGAACGGCCTGTTGGCTCAACTGAGAAATACGAGCAGCCTGCTGCGCTCGTGCTTGAGCAGCGGCCTGATTTGCCTGTTCGATGCGAGCGCGTTCAGCGGACAACATTTCCATGATGCCACTTGGAACACTTGAGTAAGATAAATTAGGCATAACAAATTATTAACCGCCACCAAGTTTTTGTTTTGGCTTATACTGAAGCCAAGGGCTTATTGGCTTTGTGCTTGGTTGCACGGGGCTTGGCTGCACTGGCACAACAGGCGGCGTTGTGGATATAATGCCAGCGCCAGTCTCAACAGGCACAACCATTGCTGGCACTGGAGGCGTTGGCGTTCCAGCCAGTTCTGCCGCCCTATTTGCAAATGCGCCGGTTATTATTCTGTCTTTTGCTGCACCTGCTTCCGCCTTAATCTGCTGCATCTTGTAGTACTGCCCAAGAGCATTGCCAGTATAACCTTTGACGTCACCCCAAAACTGAGCCTTCTCTGCAGTGCCCATGTTTTTGTACACTTCACCGCCTACCACCGTGTCGATGCCCTTTGTCATCTCTGGAGGAAGATAGCCGCCTTCTTTCATTGTGTTATAGAAGTTCTCGGATGCCTTCACCTGCGACGACATCTTCTTGTAGTCAGCTACTGCGCCTGCTGCTGCGGTAATCCCTTGTGCAATGCCTTGCCCTAGTGCAGCCATGCCCTGCCCTTCGATCCGGCCCACGTTAGCGTAAGCGTCAGCAATGCCCTGGCCCATCAGGCTCATCGCCTGTGGTGCGGCTCCACTATAAAGTTCACGAGGTTTTGCCATAAGAATTACCGTTTAATCTTCGAGTCCATCCACAGCTTGATAAACCACTTTACGCGAGGCTTATCCTTAATGAAATCAGCAAATTGCTGGCCGTACTTGATGTAGATGTTCCTAAGCCATGCAGGCGCTTCGTTCACCATCCACTCGCGGAAGGTTATCCAGTCTGGGTTCATGCGGCCATATACTTCACGAGCTACCCAGCACTTAAGGATGCCTGCTCCTCCAAGTGTTCCGGCAGCACCAAGCAACCCGCCAGCAATTGACCCAAACATTGAGCTTCTGCCAGCACTTCTAGCTGCATTAGCTTGAGCTTGACCAGCGGCCAACTGCATCTGCGCATTATACGCTCCGTAGATCGATCCCATGCCAGTTTGTGATTCTGGGTTGAAGTATTGCGGGCCAGCCTGCTGCTGTGCCATCATCGCGTTCTGTGCAGCCTGACCGCCAAAGCTGCCAGCGTACATAGGCTGCTGGTAGAAGGAGGTCAACGCAGGAGCAGACTGCTGCTGGAAGTAACCACCCAAGCCTGTGCCAAGGGCCACAAGCTGCTGTTCCCGGGCCTGCCGTGCGTTGTAGCGGTTAAGCACCTCCGCAAGATTGGACTGTGCGCCGAGCGCCGTTCCGCGAGTTGCGTAGCCTGCGCGTGTCTGCTGCTCGATTGCGCGTTGTTCTTGGGGCGAGATCATTGTCCCGTCAGCCTGTAATCCGCCAAGCTTCTGTTGAGTATACTGTTGTAAAGCGCGGTTGATGCCGCCAACACCTTGAGCCTCTTGAAAGGCCTGCACATAACCCGGAGCACGCTGCTGTAAGCCGCGCAACTGCGCTGCCTGCTGAGACTTCATGTAATCCTCTTCTAGCTGCGAGTATTGCGGCTGAAGCTCCCTGTACAGGTTGATCTGGCTAGTAGCCGCCTGTTTGGCAATTTGATCCTGTAGAGCTTGATATTGAGGTTGAAACTCCCTTTCGCTGGCGTACACCTGCGGAGCCAAGTCAATCTGCGCTTGCAAAATAGACCGCATGGACTCCTTATAATCTGGAGCCGCTGGTGCTTGTACAACTTGAGTTTTACTTCCGCCCATATAAAAGTCTTTCTAGCTTTTGAGGAGTGACTTGTGTGGCATGATCATGTCTCCATGCCCAAACTTGATTGATAGGTGCCTTGCGTTGAAAAAACTGGTTAAACATTTCACCAACCGCTTTAGGTTCGCTTGCCCACGCAAGATGAATTGTCCAAATCCCGTTAGGCTTGCGCCACTTCCAGTTGAAGTCACTAACACCGGGATGAACAGTAGATATGCCTGTGATAACTCCATCTCGCTTTGCAATATAGATGCTGTCGTGAACGCCATAAAAGCTAAGGTAACCATCAACGTCATCCCTAGACACTTGTCCAAGAAGTTTGATGTGGTTTCGGCATTGTTCATATAAAGCGTCTACAAGTTGTTCCCAGTCCTGTACGGTCATTAGGTTTTGACGATGAACATCAAGGCTACGTTGCGGGGACGGGTTTCGGTGCTGCCAGCAACGCCAGTTTGGGATGCTTCTTGGACCGGTTTTGTTCCTAAGGCGGAACCGCCCTCTTGGCTCCAAGAAATTGTGTTTGTAAGGGTGTAGCCATGCGTGTGCGGCTGGATGTCTTGGCCTTGGAAAGATCGAATCTGACGCCCCGGATCAACGCCGGACCTACCATTACTCCAACCACGGATAAACTCTCCGCGCAAATCTGGTACATTAGTTCCAAAAAGCGGAATAAGATTTGGTGATCCAGCCGTAGACTGGCCATTACATTCTAGCCAACCCGTCGGAACAGTAGATGCTCCCCACATTACAATTGTACCCGGAATAATAGTTGCAGATACAGTAGCATCCACATACCCCTTACTCGCCGCAACTGCCGCTGCGCTTGGAGTGCTGCTGGAAAGCGTTAACTCTCCAGTCATTGTCGATCCAGAACGCAACAAAAAGTAAGCGGCAAATAAATCCTTAATGCTACTTAAAGCGTACTTAAACAATGATCCTCCACGCTCAGCAAGAACGTAATCATTATCTTCAGGAGCACCTTCAAGTTGTGCCGAGATAGCTCCTGGCAACAAGATCGCGTTATCGACATGATCGTTCAGATTCTCCGCAGTCACTTGATTAGTGCCGACGGTAGGGTAATTGACGTATGTCGTTCCTTTTTGGATTTGTTGGCCGGGCATAAGTTACTCCTGAGAAATCATTGGTCTATTTGCTGCTATAGCATAAACAGCAACACTTTTCAAGGCTGGTCTTCCAACCACAAAATTAACTGTGCAGTCTACTGACGCGCCCCTGCACGCTAGGCGTGGTCGAAGCGTTCCATCTGTGTTTCCGCTGAACGAGTATTCCAGCACCGTCTCGGTGACATCTGGGTCATGCGTGCTGCTCTCGATCTTCACAAAGTCGTTCTGCACGTTGTTAAACTGGAACTCACCTCGGCTAAACCGTTTCTCAGATGTACCGCCAAACGTGTACTCCCTAGTCCGTACAGAGGCAGGGATATGGACGAAGTTCTGGGTGCTTGGAATCAGAGTCGATGGCGTAATCTGGGACGACTGCGGAAACAAGTTGAACGGCAGCACTGGTAGTGCGTTGGACGTGTTGAACTCGTCACCCTCAACTTGTTCTTCTGATAAAAAAATGCCGCCGTACTGGCCAGATCCCACAAAGTTGGTGATGATCATCAACCTCCGTTGATTAATATACGCAGACAAGATCAAGTTATCTAAGAATAACCCAACAGGATAATAATCAATCGACTCCCAATTCTGGTTCAGCGTATTGTATACAAGAATCCTGTCGTTCCTTGTTGCCGTACCAGTAGGCATCGCAATATAGAAGCGATTGTTATAATATGAAGCTACTGACTTTTGAACGGCGTCGAAGTTAACAGTGTCAAAAAAGTCTGCAATCGGCTCGCTAAGTGGCAGCGTGTTGCCTAGTAGCTTCAGGTCGAGCTGGGGCGTAAGCATGTGCACGCCATTGGCAGACAGGAAGAACACAAACTGACCCGCTGACACTATAGACCGTCTGGCCAAACAGCCAATTTCGGTCGTAATCACCGTTGTGCTACTGTTGGCGCCGGGAGGCGAGTTGATGTCAAAGTTGTCAGTCTGGACGTAAACAACGTAGATGCTGTTGGTCATAAAGACCAAGAACTGGTCTTGCACCCATGGTAGCACCCCTACAATTGAGTCATTCCCTCCTGTATTAATGACGAAGTTGTTCAGCGTCGTGTCACATTGCTCGCTCAGGATGTCACTAACGAGCATCTGGTAGTCACCGTACTTAAGGATAAGCCGGTTCTGAAAGTACAAGCCAAAGTCAGCGCAGGGTACAGACTGCGTGATTCCCGTCACCGTGCCGCCGTCTACGGTAAACTTCTGCTGCGCAAACGTAACTGCTGCTAGTCCGTCCTGCCATATCAGCGGCGGCAATCCCCGGCGAGCTGTCCAACCTGCTTGAGTAGTCCGAGCAGCGTAAGTCACGCCAGTATTGTTCGTGTACTGAAAGGTAAACGTATTCGTGCCAGTCACCGTGATAACATAACTGCCGGCAACGTCCTGTCCTGCTGTATCTGAGCCATCCGTGCGCCCGATAGTGACCTCATCGCCGGTCGAGTAACCGTGCGCTAGGATAGTCGTAATCGTGATCGTGCCAGTCGCGTTATCGGCAATGTTCCCGTTGGATTCAGTAGCAACAAACGTCTTTTTGTCGTACTTGCCGCGAAAGATGTACACTTTGTTTAGGGCCGTCACTACGTCGCAAATGCCACCCTCTTCAATCGTCCTGCCAGCAGGGAACATGTACGGCCCGATCAAGTCCTCAGCATCCTGCCCTTGAGCAGGCTTGTACAGATACATCCTGTCCGTAAAAACCATCACGATGTTGTCGTGACCGTCAGCGTCAACGTACAGGCCTGAGCCAACCATTGTCAGGTTGATAAGGTCGTTGTCAGTAAGACGTTTGGTGCCTTTACGGGGCTGGGCAATACCACGCTGAAGTCGCGTATTGAAGCTCGCTTGCAAGATGCCAGGCTGCAAGTTTGCAGGGTCAAGCCTACTGGCAAAACCCAAAAACATGTCGTCACCTTCAGCTTGTGCCTCTTGTGCTTCTTGTGCCATTAGGAAATAAGCTTACTGAGCTTGTCCACAACCCGCTGAAGATCGTCGCGCAGTTCAATCATGCGCTCGTTGTGCATGTCCTCTTCCTCGCCGTCATCTTCCATTTCCATGTCATCCTCTTCGCCGTAACCGCACTCAGAACAAGTGCCGTCAGACTCCATAGGAGACTCACATTCAGGACAGGAGCGGCCCTTGCCACCCATAGGGCCACCAAGGATGGCCAACATTGCATTCATTGACTTAGGCATAAGATTAGGCGATTAAAGATTTCTTGGCTTCCCTGCGAGTGCGCAACTCAGCAAGAGAATAAGGAGTATCATACTCAAAATGAGGCGCATCGTATAGCGATTTAAAGTTGCCGCCCCAGCGTAGCCTGTGCTTTGCGCACAAGGTTGAGGCGTGTTTATGCATAAGGTCAGCGAGCTTCGCGTCAGCGGGTGTGCTGCCATCCATGTACACTTTACCCTTGAACACGCCGCAGTCGATGGCGAGCCCGAAGTTGTGCATGGATGATCCTGGCTTGGCATTTGTCACCTTTGGCCCCGGAGCTGTGCGCCCCTTGGCATACAGCGCCGCTTGTTCCTCAAACGTCCTAGTTCCACAGATGACCTTGTAATCCAGCCCGCTTTTGGCAACCAATTCTTTAGCATCCACTATGAACGCAATAAATGCGTCCCTGACTTCAGGTAGCAGCGTCTCTATGAATTTGGCTGACCGTTCGTCAATCACAGTTTTTCGTTACGAATAACATCGATGACACCAAAGATGGCCATGACACCTTGGGCAATTGCGCCACCGATGCCGGTGCTGTACAACCCGATAGCCGTGCCAAGTTTAACAATGCCGAGCCAAGTGGATGGTTGTTTCAAGTACTCTTTCATAATCAGTTGTGTAGTTGAGCTATCTTTTCCCAAAGTTTAAGTCTGTCTTGCTCGCATTCAGTAATCTTGTTCTCTACCTTGGTAAGTTTAACGTGCAGATACCAGAGGGCAACGGCCAGTACAAATACCGAAAATCCTTGTTCCAATACCTTGCTTGCCACCACTTCCATCATGTGTTCCATAAGATTAGCACTTCCAACGTCTCATGCTTGCCTTGGCCCGTTCTGCCGGGCCTTTAGCTTTAGCGACCACACCTGCCATACGAGCACAAAAGCTCTTCTTGCGGCCAGCGTCAGCTTTGGTCTTTGGACTAGGTGCAGGAGCCTTCAGGTTGCTGCCTGTAGCGCGATTGTACTTAGCGCGACCCTTGGCCGTCAGCCCTGCGCCCCTCGACGCAGGCAGCTTCTCGCCTCGGCCAACGGATAGTGATACGGATTTTTTTGGCATAAGGTTAGCGAGCTAAAGCGTATTTACTGGGCACTTCTGCGAAGGCTGCGAAGATGTAAGTGGTTCCGCTTTGGTTTGTCTCTATGTTGGTTGATCTCAATTTAAATCCGTTAGACAAAATATCAAAGGTGTTTACTGAGGATACTCCAACAGTGGCTGGATCATTTTCGATTACAGATAAATTTGGCGCTAATTTATTCTGAACAAAATTAGAAGTATCTCTTGTTGTATCTACCGTTATCCAATTATATCCGTTTGGAGTTAATGATTTTACCATCACAAACTTTGGCCTAAATCCACAGAACACAAACGGTCCGTCAGCAGACCCATTGCCCAAGTAGCTAGAAAACTTACTAAACCCTGCAATTTCAGCAAAGCAATAAGCCACATAATTAATGCCAGAGGCATTTGTGTCTACGGATGTGCCAACAGTAAACACACTGGATGTTGGCGCTGTGTTGGCCCATACTGTAGGAGTAGAGAATTGTGAATTTGCTAGGTTAAGCAATATGCTGTTTGCGGGTACAATAGATGCATGGCGCACAAACCAACTGGCCGCTGCACCTGCCGTCGATCTTTTCACAATGATCATTGCTGGGGCAACGCCAAGGTTATGGGCAACTGTTCTGTCCACGCCAGTACCAGCATAAGAAACGATGTCCAATCCAGACGTAATGCTTCTTTTCCACTGCCAAGCCACATACGAGTTTGCACTTGCATTCACCAGCGTCGTATCCGTCCCAAGACTAAAACCGTCGCCAGTAAAAGCAGTCAGCGTGTTTGCGTTGGTCGTTTCAGCAGCAGTTGTATCAGATGATAAGTATTTTTGCGCTCCACGCACAGAATCAAACAGCGCATGACCTGTAGCTCCCGGTGTACGTGATTTGATCCACACCAAGTCCGGCTGGAACGACACGTTGTTCACCGCATTCGACAGTGACCGTGCAGCAGCGTTGCCCGTGTACGTCGTAGCAGCCATGAAGTTGGCTCCGTTGACGATGGACGGTGTAGGCAGGTTGTTCGTGTTGAGTGCCTTGAAGCCAGCGGGAGGCGTGTATGTGAAGGGGCGCTGGCCGAAGTTGGCGTAAATAACCTTTGCGTTAGTTAATGATCCAGCATATGGGAAATATCCACCTCCAGTAAGGCCCGTTGCAATCGACGTATACGTTGACCCATTGACGGTATAATCTAATGCACCAGTGTCTGCATTAAATCGAAGTCCAATTACACTGGTTGTTGGAGTGACTGAAACTGTTGTTGCAGCAGCCTTATAAACACCAACAAGCTGAGATGCCGTTGCTGCGCTATAGGCAATTTCCCAATACCAACTGCCGCTATCCATTGACATGCTGCCAATAATATTTTGGGCAGCAGCAGACGTAGTTTCAAGATTTGCAGCAGCCAAGGTAGCTGTAGTTACCTTATCCAACGAATTCAACACCGCATAATTCCCCCTGCCATTTCCGCTGTCACTGTAGTTCACCGGGACGTCGATCATGCTGTCGTACGTCGCGCCAGCCGTCACGCTAATGCCGTTCGGTGTCCAGTTGTTGCCGTTGCCTGAGCTATCCTTGCCAATCGCAGCAGCCGTAGCAGCACTTGCGTCAGCAAACTTGAGGTAGAAGCCGTTCGTGCCGTAGCTGCCAACGTACTGGTTGGGCGACCACACGCCGGTCGTGGATTCGATCTGGCCGAAGGACGATGGTGTCAGTGCTTGGCCATCGATGAAGTTGACTTCCGTGAGGTAGCCGTCAAAGTAATAATTAGTTCCGTCAAAATAACGTCCAACTGATCCAGTGTTGCCAGCGGCAACCATACGAAAAACAGTATTTTGTTGTGGATAAGTTGCTGCACTAAATGATGTAACCTGCAAGCCATTTACATAAATGCGAACGCGATTTGATGCAGTAGGTTGGGTTGTATCAACTTGAACAACAATGTGATACCAAGCTGACGGATCACGAAATACCTGTGTTGTAATAAGACTGCAATTTGTGCTTATTGGAAAATCATAAACGTGTATTGAGTCCGAACTAAAAAGAATCCCACCTCCATTATTGTTTGCGCTAAATCCATGTTGCAACCCCTGAGTTGCAGAAAAGCCACCCCGCTTCACCCACGCGCTCCATGTCCATGTTGTTCCACTGGTTGGTGTTCCTAACGTCCTGCTCAGGTAGGCAGAAGCACTCGATCTAAACCGAAGTGAGTTTTGGACAAAGTTTCCGCGCCTGAGACTGCCTAGTAAGGATAACATAGAAGAGAACATAAATTACGTTGTTGCATCGCCACCAACGACCCAGCTATTTGCGGCCACTTTGATTAGCGAAATGACTGCATATTGTCCAGATGTCTTCGTGCCGTTCTTGCTGTTCACAGCAGTCGTCCCCGGCGTAACCGCGGCTACCGTCACCTGACCTGCACCAAGCTGCATGACCATAATCTGTGTGCCAACTGGGAAGTCAGCATTAGCCGTAGCGTCTGTCGGAATGCTTACAGTAACAGCAGAGGCGCTATTGACCGTGATTAATTTTCCAGCATCCGATCCACTGGCGATGTTCGTAACCGTATACGCGCCAGTCTGCGCGTTGATCAGCACTGTAGCCGTAGCAACTGCGTTGCGGCTAAGCGAAGAAAACTGCGTGGATGAAGTGATGTAGAGCTGTTGGTTATCCCACTCAAGTGCACCAAGCTGGCGCGAGGATAACAATACAGGTGCTGATGAACTAAAATTAATCGGGTTAACGGTAGTGCTGCTTGATGCTGCGGAAAATGTTTGTCTTCCGCTGTATGTGTTTGCTCCGCTAGTAGCATTCCCGGCGCGTTGATATGCGGTGAACACGCTAAGCACATCAGTGCCTACAGCTATAAAATCACCACTTGTTGTGGTTACCGGCCCTTGAATTACATGAGTTGTGCCAGTTCTTGCTGACCCAAACTGATTTGTAATTAAAATCCCAGTTTTGACTGTTCCAGAAAACCAATCTGGACGTACAAACGTAGCCTGAACTCCAACTCCACCGGGGTTTACCACAACCCAAGGCCCGTTATCTCGACCAAAACTTTGACTGGCTGTTGGTTGCGCTGTAAATACAACAATGTCACCTGCAATTGGTGCGCCACTATCTACTGACAAGGCTCCTGTGGCGGTAACCGTAAACGTGTTTGGCGTAACGCCAGTATCCATTGTGCCAGTCACAACGCTTGTTTGCGACCATCCGCCAGTAAAGTGCAACGAGCCAAGATTGGTCATTGCTGCAATCGCCGTGGTTGCACCTGTGCCACCTTTATCGATGCCAAGTGGAGCAGCCGTCGTAAGTGCAGGTTGATAAGCCGCCAATTGGCTCGTGGAAGCGTACCCAGACAATGCCGCAGAGGTGATACCTCCGAGGTTACTAAGAGCCGCTACAGCCGTTGTAGCGCCTGTGCCACCCTGTTCGATAGCTACCGGAGCTGCACTAGTAAGCGCAGGTTGATAAGCAGACAATTGGCTTGTAGTAGCAAATCCACTTACTTGACCAGTCGTGGCATACCCGCTAAGTGCGCTAGAAGATACGCCGCCAAGGTTGTTCAACGCTGAAACTGCATCTGTAGCTCCAGTGCCACCCTGCTGAATTGCAGCAGGTGCTGCGCTCGTCAGTGCTGGCTGTGCGCCAATACCAGATGCGCTGATGGCTACATTACTTGCCGCTGAGAGCCTGCCGTAGGCATCTACTGTAAATGCGGACACCTGTGTCGAAGAGCCGTAAGACAGTGCAGACACACCAGTAGTGGTCAGCGACAAGGTTCTGCTGGTCGAAAGATCGCCACCGCCAGTCAGGCCATCTACAGTCAGCACGCTGACCTCAGACATGGCAATCTTACTGAGCGAGATTGCAGCGTTAGTTGCAACATCCGAGTCAACAAGCTTGGATGCCGGGGACTGGAACACTCCGTTGATAACCTTAACCAAGCCAGTGCCACCCACAGATGGAATGGTAGTGTGAACATGCGAAGGTTGTGTCGCACCAAAATTAAACGTAACCGTGCGGTTATTTGCCGTAGCTTTTGCCAAGAACTGAATATACAGGCGATCATTAAGCGCAACAGTCGTCTGTGGCAGCACCACCGAAGCAATGTACTGAGCAGTTACCGTTGGATCGTAGATTGAGATGTCGTCCGAGGTGGAAAGCAGCGTGGCAGTCGTTCCGTCGTACTTGAAGACTTTAATCTGTGCAATCGTTTGGTTAGCTGCGTTGGCGTTGGATGATGCCCAGAAATTGAAGTCAAACAATCCAGCGGGAATTGCTGTGATGTTAGGATCAAGAACATCAGTGACAAAGTGAACAACCAAGTCGTATGTAACTTCAGATAAGACTCCAGACGTATAACTAGTCCCAACCGTGTCAGATACGCGCCCAAGTTCTTTAACAATGGTTGGCGTTGTAGGAAGCCCGGTTGTTGGCGCGTCCGCTGCCGTATTGTAGTTGAAGAAGAATGTCTGTCCTCCACCACCAGATCCACCGTTTGGAATTGCTCCAGCCACCCACGTTGACGTTGCCGTGTCGTACTGCAACACTTGGCCATCAAGTGGCGTGACGTTCGTGACAGAGATCCCTTGGATCTTAGCCACCGTTGGGCTTGGCAAGTTACCGCTCAAGTCTCCACCAGCAGCCTGCGTTGCAGACATAGCACCAAGAGCCGTGAGAGCTGCTGCTGCACTGGTTGATCCTGTGCCGCCTTTGGTGATAGCAATGACGTCGCTAGTTGCTACAGCGCCAATTGAGCCGGGCGTGATAGCAGCGATCTGAGCAGAGGCCAGCGCCTCTACCTGTGCGCTATTGGTGAATGCTGCCAACTGGGACGTAAAGGCGATCCCTTGAATGTCCGTGGTTGTAGCAAAGCCAGACAACTGATCGGTTGTCGCAAAACCAGAGATCTGACCTGTCGTAGCAAAGCCAGAAGCAGCATCTGTAGATAGTGCGCCGATGCCAGCGGGCGTGATGGCTTCGTTCGATGCCGATGTGATCTGGCCAAACCCATTAAAAGTGATGGCAGCTACTTGCGTGGAAGAACCGTAAGATCCGGCAGGAACCCCGGTGCCAGCAAGGGCAATTGTTCCAGACTGTGAAAGCGTGCCGCCGGGAACACCGTCAACAGTCAACTCAGGGCCAACTGTAATCGAAGTAACTGTGCCACCGGGATTATTTGTAGGCTCCCATACAGTGCCATTCCATTGCAGAATTTGTCCACTGCTTGGAAATTGTGGAAACAAAAGAGGATTGCCAGCAAGCGCAATAACATTTGACGAAAGTACAGTTCCAGACAAATCGCCAGAAACTGATTCATTACCCGATATACCACCAAGAGCGGCAAGCGCAGCAGTCGATGTAACTTCTCCTGTTCCACCTTGGCTGATCTGAATAACGTCGCTGGTCGCAAAAGCCCCGATTGATTCTGGCGTAATCAGCGAGATTTGCGAAGCTGAGATTGCCTCTACTTGTGAGCTTGTGGTGAATCCAGAGATCTGGTCAGTCGTAGCAAAACCGGACAACTGCGAGGTGAATGCAATGCCTTGGATGTCAGTCGTTGTTGCGTAACCTTCAAGCTGATCAGTAGTAGCAAAACCACTTAACTGTGAAGTAGTGGCAAACCCGGAAGCGGCATCCGTCGAAAGGGCGCCAATCGAAGCAGGAGTGATCGCAGCAATTTGTGCCGAAGCAATCGACTCAACCTGTGAAGTTGTGGCAAATGCTGAGATCTGGTCAGTCGTCGCCAGTCCCGCAACAATCAAGCTCTTCGCAGCAGTCTTTGTGTCACCTCCTTGGTTTAAAACAACAATGTCATTGTCATTGACGACATTGGCTACTGGAAGTTGTGAGATTTTGATGTCAGACATAATTAGTAAACGAAGTTTTGCAACGAAGATCCGTACCAGTTAACTCCATCAGAGATGAACGGAAAGATGTCGAGTTTGCCATTAAGTGCAGTAACAACTGGAACACCTCCATTAGGCCATTTTACGCCGGTGAATACAGCAGACCCAACTGATCCAGATGCAGGTTGTTTCAGATACAACGTAAACGCTTTTCCAGCCGATACTGCTGGCATCGTAAAGGTCGTTGCTGTGCCGCCTGTAAGCGTGGCAGTAAGCACGGTGCTGCTGGCAATACTGAGCGTCGCAGATGCGCCCACAACGCCGATATCAGTGTTTCCTTCGACGTAGCCATTGATCGTAGGAGTTGAGATTGACGGGCTTGTTTGAAGTACTGCCAACCCAGAGCCAGTTACGCTGCTGGCCGATAAAGCTCCAATAGCACCGGGTGTAATAGCCACAGCAGCAGCGGATGTGATGCGCCCCTTGGCGTCTACCGTGAACTGACCAACCTGACCAGCGCCACCATAAGTCAACGCAACAACGCCGGTCGTCGTCAGCGCAGGTCCGGGATATTCACCAGTTAAATCACCGCTGGCAGCGCCGGTTGGCGTGCGGGGGTCAATCAAGCGAGGATCATTACCTTCGCAGGTTGTGCCAGCCGCAGTTCCATATACAGGACGAATCAGTACTGCTGTTGCTTTCTTGGTAGTACCATTCTGGACAATCGGAACAAGATCCTCATTGTTTACAGCAACGGCTGCTGGGAGGTTGGAAATTTTAATGCTCATGGATTATCCAATGTTTATACGCTGACTAGCTTCAGTATTAAGAAAATCGCCTACTTCTGTCAAGATTCTGGCTTCTGGTGGCGCTGCAATTGCAACTTTTTTGTACAAGAACGTGTTTGCGTTTCCCTTCACCTGGACACGCGCAAAGTTTTTATTGAACTCCAAAGACACATTTGGATTCCGTTTTCTTAGAAATCTCGTAATCATCTTAGTAGGTGTAAGCCATGTTCAAGCGTTGATTCTGCGCCTGCTGGCGGATAAGAACGTCAATCTGCTGCTCAATCGCAGACTCAGCCAGTTGTTCAAGCACGACAGCTTCATCAGCACGACCTTCAGACTTGAGGAAGTCAGATGAAACGGAGTTGGCCAAGTAATCCCTAAACCGTGCAGGAATCTCAACCTGCTGCCAAACATCAGATGTCTGATTGCCTGGTGTCACCCCGGAGGTCACGTTGGTCGTTGCAAAAAAGAAATTGCCGCTGCTGGCCTTGGTCTTGTCGCTAATGCTATAGCTGCCGCTATTCTGGCCAAGATCAAAGTAAATCTGTGCCCCTACGGAGTACACTGATGTACTGTCGTACTTAATGCCAAACATGCGCGGCGGCGTAAGCCGGTACTGCACGAACTGCTTCGACGTGTTGAAGGTGCGCAGATAGTTAACGTCGTCGCCAAAGTCTTGTGGCGTCTGATCGGCAAAGTCCTCAGCAATAAACGGCAGCGGAATAGCCTTAGTCGTCTGCCGTGGATCGTTCGTGTAGATTGCCAAGCCTTGCAACGAGCCCTGTGGAATCTGGATCAACAACTGCTGGTTATCCATGAACAACGCCTTGGTCGTCAACGGCGAGTTCGGGCCGTTATAGGTAAAATAATTGGTGCTGGTAAAGTCAGACTCAATAACAATATTGGTTATGTATTCACCAATATTATCCGTAGCTGTTGAGTATGTAAATTGATACTGGTTTTCAGCAACGGAAGTCAGTGGACCGTCATTCACGGAACCGTAAAATGGGTTCAAGAACTTCACATACGACTCGCCAACTGTGCCCAGCTTGTACCTGTCATGCAAAAAGTCTTGCAGGTAGATCCGCTTAAAGTTTGTGTCAAAGTTAATCCGGGTCGTGTTTGTGTTGAGCTCGTTCTCGGTAAATAACTCCTCATTGTCTTCAGTGGCAAGCGCAACACTGGTTTCCGTAGCAAGGATGTTTAATCCAGACTCAATCGAGGATACCGGCATTCCAGGCCATGTGTACATGTATCTTTGCACATCGGGCCACTCTTCACGATCCCACACAACCGACAACCGGCGACTTGTGAAGTCGCGTATTGCGCCGAAAGACTTATCGTTTAGCGTAGCGCGATCCAAACCAACAAGTTGGCATACAGAAGCAAGGATGTCGCTAAACGGAACGGTCTTCATTGATAAACGGTACGGGAACGAACATTGGTTGGCGTCCAGCCAACGTGGATTTCTTTAGTCCCTCCACTATTGACTCGACACTCGGGATTGTCACGCAAAAACTCATCCATGAACGCTTTATCGTTCCAGCACTCGTATCCGAGCTTTTGTCCCCAAAAGTGATACGCCGTGGGAGGAATCCTTGCGGTAAGCTGACCCAATCCTTCTATTGACTTGTGCCGCTGACGGTTGAGCTTTTCGCTTTGCTTGGCCTGAACCTGCGCTTCAATGCGGTTCTTCTGCCAGCCTCGACGCAACTCTTCTTCAAGCTGTGGCACTAAATCAGTATGGATTGTAATCATAGTAAAATTGTGCTGTCTCTCCAGCAGTCACACCACTTCTTGAACTACGATGCATCTAAGGCTGGGCCTTAGTCGCAGACTAGCAGGTGTCGCTTAGGCTAAAGAAATCGTCTCTCCGATTAGTCACGCCACTAGGTAGGTGTCACCGATCAACAACTACTAGGAGGAGTAGTCGAATTTCCCAAGGCCGAGCGGGTTGCCGACAACCAAACCAGCAACTGCTTCGATCAAGCGAGCAGGGCCACCACCGTAATCTGGCAGCGCAGTGACGTTAGCGACATTTCCGCCGTAGCGAACCTCGATGAGGTTCATGTCAAGCACAAGACCTTTGTAAGGCGTGGGCGTCCAGGTCGTTCCGGACACGGTTCCGATGAACGTGGAAGGATGCAGACGCACCGTTCCGAAGTCACCTTGGAACACGTCCAAGCTCTGGATGAAGGTGTCAGCCGCAGCGTCACGCTGGAAGGTCTGCACCTTGGTAGCACCGGCAGCAAGCGTATTGCTGGAGTTGCTAACCGTGGTCAGAGCCGTGGTTCCAAGCAGGCCAGTGAAAGCACGCTTCAGGTCCGTTCCGACGATGGCGTCGAAGCTGGTGTAGTGGCCAGTCTGATCAAAGATCGACTTGAGCAAGCCCTGCACGCCTGCGTCCGTCAACCCGCTGGATGCACCAGTAAGGATCGAGGTCAGAGGAGTACGGAACTGCGAAGGGATGTCTCCGGGAGTAGGCGTGCCAGTACCAGCGTTGCTGATCCAGGTCTGCACACCAGCGGTGCGGTAGGCCTGGGTCGTGCCGTTGTCCTGCTGCGAGAGCTGGTTCGACGTGAAGGTCGCTTCCATGTCACGCTTGATGCCCGTGATGCCCTTGCTGACGTTGTCAGCCAGTTCGTCACGCACACCTGCGACATCAGCGATGTCCTGGGTGAGCTTGGACACGCGCACTGCACGGCGGAATACCTGTGCGTAGTTTGCGAGTTCAGCGCGGTAGCCAACGACATAGTTGTCGTAGCTGGAAACGTCCGTGCCGTCCACCACACCACCTACCTGAGGGGTAGGAAGCGAGTCAGACTGCCAGCGGAAGTACATATTTCCGGGCTTGCTGCCTTTGCGAGCCATCGACGTAAAGGGGGTGTCCTTTGCGTCAACGAGCGCAATCATGTCCATCAAGTCTTCGCGTAGACCGCGACCGCTAAGTTGGGGTTCAGTAAGAATAGCCATAAATAAGAGTAAAACTAAGTTTGATTGTTAAGGACTTACACAAGTCCCATTGCTTTAATCACGTCAGTCATCCCATCTCTTGAATTGTTCCTAACGAACGATTGCTTGGCTTTCTGAAGATCCGTCTGGGTCGTCCTTGCAGGAGCTGCCTTAATAGACGGCTGTGCAGGGGCGCGTTTAATGGGTGCAACCGGCTTTTTCTGTGCCTTCTTCTCGCCATAGGCTTTGATGCCCATAACAAGCAATCCAGCAACATGCTTCCAGTCTGCCCTGCGCTTCTTTAGCTCTGGGAACTCACGCAGAATCTGTTGAGCAGTTTGATACTCCTCAGTCTCTGGCTTGCTCCACCAAGGAAAGTCTTTCACCACTTCACCCTCGACGTAACTCTGCTGTTGCAGGTACTCTTCGCGGGCTGGCAGCTCGATTTCCTTGCGCCGAATCGCCAATCGCTTCATGCTGCGAACTTCCTGATCGGTTAAATCCTTCTCAGTTCCATCCGGCAGGGTAATTACTCCTCCGTCTGGGTTTTCTTCGCACCACAAAATGACATCCAACGCTCTCTGGCGCTCTTCCTTCACCTGTTCGATGGTGGACAAGCGTTCGACTGCATCGGATACGTCCACCTGCTTTGCCGGGGCCGAAGACTTTGCAGTCTCTAGCTCCCTCTGCAACTCAGACAGACGGGCTTTTTGCGCTTCCAGTTCAGCTTGAGCGGCCTTCTTCGCAGCAACTAACTTGTTGATACGCTTCTGTACGCCTTTGCTTAACGAACTTTCTTCAGCTTCAGCTTCTTCTTCAATGGGCTGATCGGCTGGCGCCTCAGCTTCAGCTTCCGAGTCCACGATTGGCTCCTCAGCTTCAACCTCAGGTTCAGCCTGCTCCTCTTTGGCGGGAGTCGCCTCCTTCTCGTCAAGGAAACCAGATTTAAGCAAGTCACTAAGACTTTGCTGATCCAGCAAACCGAGTTTTTGTGCAACGGGTGTCGTTTCTGCCTCCTGACTCCCGGCGTCAGGCTGTGATTGTGCTTCGTTCATGCTAATAGGTAGCAAGTCCTTTATATAATCAAACCAGTAGCGCTGGTTAGCCCGCTAGTGGCGTTATGCCAAATCTTCGTTATTAGTCAAGCCATTTAATTCTCTTGCTTGTCTTCTTAATTCAATGAGTGTGCTCAAAGTAAGATTAATGCCATCAGCTTGGCCTGCGGAATGTATTCTATCTTCTCCTTTGCAGTCTTTACTTATAGCCATCATCCAGTGCTGTTCTTGCAACTGCTCGATAACTTTAAGCACTTCGCTCCAGACAATGTTCTTTCCTGAAAAGCCAAAGGCGTCCTTTTGATTTTCCGTCATTGTTGTGATACAGGAGTTACACCAATCCGGCCAATCTGCGCGTTCTGCTGCTGCATAACTGACATTTGCAGGCTCTTAACGTAGTTCTCAAACAGCGCCTTGAAGTTCTCGTCCTGCTGCAATGCAGCCTGCGCTTTCGGATTAGCCTGCAAGACCTGCTGCGCGTATTGCAGCTTGGTCTGTGCAGCCGGATCGTTCTCTTGGTACAGCGCCTCGTTGCCAAGGAGCATCATGCCAATGTCACTCTGCACGTCCTTGAACATCTGCACACTAGCCTGCTGCTGGTTGACGATAAGCTCGCTTGCCATTTCAGGCGCGATAGCTTGAATCATCATCTCGGTGAGGCGAGTTCTGTTAAGCACGCCGCCTGTGTCGAGTTGTGCAACCTTAGTAAGGAAGTCGATCTTCTGCGCAATGTATTCCTTGTCCATGTCCATCACGTCAAAGCGGACGTTAAGGTCGAACTCGTTGTGTATCTCAGACAAACTCTGCGGCAACTGACCGCCGGTGACGCGCAGAATCTCTTCCGGGCTCATGTACTGGCAGCACAATGCAAACATCTGTCGGTAGATGTTACGCCAGCTTAAGAGCCAGCTATTGACAAGCAACTGCTGCAACATTTGCGTTTTGGCCGGTGGCACTGCTGGGTTAATTGTGCCGAAGTAAGCTGCATGGTTGGCCTCAACCCGGTTGATCAAGTTAAACGCCACCGTGGGTTCACGCGCAGGTGGCTCCATGAAACTGTAGTCCGTAGGACTTACGACAGGCAACTGTACTCCTGGGCCCACCTTGTTGATGGCACCAATTCGTTTGACGACTTTGATGGGAGGTAGAGTCGAGAAGGCAGTATGATCCCGGATCGAATCGTGCTGGGCTTTGACTTCGTCTTGATCTGTGCTCGCAAGTTCGGGTATACCACGAGTATCAGTAATAGCGCGGCGCAACTGTTCGCGACGGAATTCAACAAACGGGTATTCGCCGTGAGCGTAATCAAGTCGCTGATGGATAGCCCACGAGGCTGCATCTTCTTTTCGATTGGACGCAGCTTGCGGACAAAAAACGGTGAAGTAGATGGCGGGAGCTTTTCCATCGAGGCTTTTCGTGTAAGCATAAACAACCTCCACCATGTTCATGTAGTTTACGCCGTTGTAAACCAACATGGTCGTTGTTGGGAGCAGGTTGATGTTGTAAAAAGTGCTGCTTTTTCCAATCTGCTGAAGAGCACGCTCAACCCAATCTGGATCCCATCCTTCTGTGGTGATCTTCTCGCGCAACTCAACCTCGGACATCCATGTCCTACGATAGATGACCCGTGATCGCTGCAAGTCAGCCGTCTCTGGCGGAACGATGATCTCGTCCCAGGGCTTGAGCGCAACGATCTCGGGAAGATTGCGGCTGACGTATTCTTGGTCGTACGTCGCACGGCCAGTCGTCGCCATCTCGTTGAC